ATGGACTTCTACGCCGAGCATGAAGGCGCCCTTTATGGCGAGCAAACCATTGCCGCGAAAGATCGAATCCGCGCCGCCCTCGCGGCCATCAAGGGAGAGAAGCTATGAAGTGGATGCCGATTGAGAGTGCGCCGAGGGATGGTAGCTACGTAATTGTTTGGCCGCCAACTTGGAGCAGCGTGACTAGCTGCGCCACATGGAATGATGACAGGTACGCAAAGAGGCCTAGGCCTTACTGGCGGAGGACGGACGCCATTGGGCGAACTGATAGCAGACAAAATCCGCCTACCCACTGGATGCCGCTGCCCGAGCCGCCGGAGGTGAACAAGTGAAGCCGCTGACACGCTACACCCTTGATCGCTACGTGCAGGGCTGGCATGAGCGCGCCGAGATGACCGCTGATCCTGACGGACGCTACTACGCCAAGGACGAAGCCGACGCCGTGATCCGCGAGCTTCAGCGCGACCTAAAGACACTTGCCGAAGCATCGCGTCAGCGCATCGCTGAACTCGAAGATGAGGTCGAGCGCCTAGACGTAGGCGGCGTTCACTCTTGCCACCAGCATTGCAAGCGAACCGCCTGCGTGCAGCGTAGGCGCATCGATGAGCTTGAGGCCGAGCTTGCTCCCCTCATCAATGCGGGGAGCAAAAGTGTCGCCCCGCATCCGCAGCCGCAGGCCAGCGCGGAGGATTTGGCGCTGGTTGATGAAGGCATGAGCTTCGTCTGGTCAGCGGAACACCGTGAGGCATGGCAGCGCATCCGCGCCGACTACGTGGCACAGGGGGTGGTGAAGTGAATAGCTGGCCAATCGTTTCAGGTCACATCACGCGAACTTTTACCGCAACTCATGCGCTAAAGGTTGCCGGAGGCTGCGCGACTCCGCACGACCATGAATACGTCGTGCGCTTCGGATTCCGCCATGAGGTGAACCCGAAGTTCGGGCTGACCGGAAGCAAGTCGCTGAGCGAGTGGGACAAGGCATGCAGCAAGGCAATCGTGCTGGTCGATGGCGCGAACCTCAACGAGGTCATGGCCCCGGCCCCGCCGACGCTGGAAATGCTCGCACTGTTCTTGTTCTCCAAGGTTCCGGCGTACTTCGATTGGGTCGAGTGCGAGGCTTACGAGCCGAAACTCACGGTGCGAGTGGATCGCCAGCGCGGCGCTCGCGTCAATTGGCTGGACGGCGCATGATCCATTACCACGGAACGCCGCTCACGCCCTCAGCGGATATGGCGAAAGCCTTTTCCGGTCGCCATGCGTTTGTCAGTTACGCGCACGCGCAGCAACTTGAGGTGGCGCTAGAGGTCTGCCAGTCGGTCGCGCTGGACAATGGAGCTTTCAGTGCGTGGCGCTCCGGGGAAAGCTACGACTTCGCCGGGTTCGCTGAATGGGCCGCTCGCTGGGTGCGCCATCCGTGCGTCGATTGGTGCGTCATTCCCGATGTGATCGACGGCAGCGAGGCCGATAACGACGCCCTGCTGGCCGATTGGTCGCTCGACAAGTCCGTGAGCGTGCCGGTCTATCACATGCACGAATCAATCGACCGGCTGTGCAGGCTAGCCGCTGACTACCCAAGGGTCGCCCTTGGGTCGTCAGGCGAATACGCGACGGTCGGCACGCAGGCGTGGTGGGAGCGCATGGGCGAAATGCTCGACGCCGTCTGCGATGCGGAGGGCGTGCCGCTGGTCAAGTTGCACGGACTGCGGATGCTCGATCCCGAGGTATTCAGCAAGTTGCCGCTGGCATCGGCTGACAGCACGAACGTGGCGAGAAATGTCGGCATCGACTCCGCATGGCGCGGCACCTATCAGCCGAACTCGCGGGCCATGCGTGCGCTGATCCTTATGGAGCGAATCGAAGCGATGAACGCGGCAAGTCGCTGGTGCCGTCAGTCCATCGGACTTTTCAACAATCATAGGCTTTTTGCATGAGTGCAGAAGAACTCAGGATGCGTGACCTTGAGGCCGAGGTGAATCGGTTGGAGCGTGTCCAGTACCAGTTGCGCGAGATCATCCGAGTGAAGGATGAGGCGCACGCCGCCCTTGAGGCCGAGCGCGACGCGGCGCGGGCGGATGCGGAGCGTAACCGCGTCAACGCCGAGCGGTACGAGTGGCTGCGGAAACACTGGTTCACAATGACCAGCACGATCAATCAAGGGAAGATCACGCTAGCCATTGAGCAGCCGCGCTGGCTTGATGGAACGGAGGCAGACGTAGACGCCGCCATCGACAGCGCGCGAGGTGGGGCGTGACCCCTAGCGAATGACGCTCCGCGACCGCAGCCGGCTCAGGCACTCGTGCTCCCGCGCCCGTAGCGCACGCTCCTCCCTCAGCAATCCAAGCACGCCAGCGGCCCATGCGGGGCCGTCCTGTAGCCACTGGGAGCGCGTGGCGATGGGCGGGGCGGGAACTGCGCCGGTCTTACCTTGCTCGCACGCGACTATCGGCGGCTCGGGCAGCGTCGGTGAGGGTGTCTTGCACGCGGTCAGGCATAGGGCCGTCGCACTCAGCAGGAACGCGGATTTCAACGGTGCGGATGCGGTCAACATACTTGATCGTCTCTGTCTGGATTTCAGCCGACGCGGCTTCCGCCCTGTCGGTCGTTTCGCGGGCAATGTCTAGCGCCTTCACTTCACGGGCGGCGGTCACGCGGTCAACGTCGGCCACCATTTCCGCGATGCGTGCTGCGCACCGCGCATCAGCCTTGCCGGAGCGGTTGAACTGCCATGCATTCAGGACGACGGACGCCGTTAGCAGGATTGCTAATGCGCCGATGGTGCCGATTCTGGCGAGGATGGCTTCAAGCATGTTTGATCCAGTGCAGGAGGCGGGTCAGCAAGGACGGCGGTGGGCAGTCCTCGCGGTTGGCGTCAGCGCGGGCTAGGGCGCGGTCCAAGTCGCGCTGGGTCAGCAGCATCGGGCGCAGGCTCCCGTCACTGTCGGATGCGTAGGCGACGAAATAGATGCCGTTGGCGGCAGGCTTGCGGCCCTTGTTGCCGACGACTTCGGAGAGGAAAACGACGGAGTTCATCGCGCCCCCGTGAGGCACCAGCGCACCTCGTCTTGGCGGCGATTGAACAGCCCTTGCACGAACTGGAATTCGGGCTGACCGTTCGCCAGCGTGCGACCCGTGCGGACGCTAGACCACACCGGACGGCCTGCATTGTCGCGGGCCATGCGCTCGCAGCCCTGCTGCCACTGTCCCGCGTTCCAGTGACGCATGGCGGCGCTGCTGCACGTATTCGGCGCGCTGACGTTCCAAGCGTGGGATGAGGCGGCATCGAATACAGGCTGTGGCGGTAAACGAGTGAAACAGCGTAGAAGCTGTCGCTGGACGCGGATCATCGCGGATTGTTCTTCGGCCTGGCACCGTTCCAGCGTCCACAGCTCGCCCACGACAATCGGAGTGGAGGTCACATGGCGCGTCAGGCCGGAGCACACCGTAGGCAGGCCACCGGCCAAGCGGTCGGCGTACACCGTGAGGTGGACACGCCCGCCGCTTTCCCAGCGGTCTACGAGTGTCCACGTTCCAGCGCCCCCTAGAACGAGAACGCCGCCCAAAAAGGCGGCGAGGATGGGGGTGCGTCCGGGCGGGTTAGTCGTCTGTTGCGTCACGTTCGCCCCCCCATGCCTTGAGCCACTTCCACAGCTTTTCGCCAATCATGAGAAGCGTGTAGATGATCGTCAGGATCAAGACCCACTCTTGTAACTGCACGCCCGCAAGCGTCACTCCGGCGACTCCGATTGATGGGGATAGTTTTCCGGCGATGACTGCGGCGGATTCGTGGTGCTGGTAGTGGTCGGTCATGCTTCATCCAAACAAAGGATCGGCCCGACCTCGATCGCGGGCAGGCCGCGATACCAGGTGGCGAGCCACGCAAGGGAAAGCAGGCCGAGCAGCGCCGGGACGATTCCGATGATCTCGATGTGCTTGCGGAGGAAGGCGAGGACTTTCATCGAGACTCTCATCAGCTCGGCTTTCCGTATGCCATCCGCGCCCATGCAATCCCGACGCGAGTCGATGTTCCGCCCGCTGACATGTAGGAGTTGCAGTTGAGGCTGACCGTTACGGCTGGAATGTCTGTGGTAATCGTCCCGGTTGCGACAGCGCCCGTCTCAACGTTCTTGAACCTGTAGTTGATGACGGATGTGTCGCTCGACCCCCAAAGGTCAAGCCGCCAGATCGCGTCCCGGCTGGCTGTTGGCTTCGGGAAAGACGCGCCAAGCGCGACCTTGGTCGCCGTTCCGCTGGCGTCGTTGTGGATGACTTGGAACTGCGTATCGTCTGAGTCGTAGCCGATCCCAAACCCGTTGACGATGGTCGAGGGCTCAACATCGGTTGCTGAACTTTGAAGCGCGCGGAGTCCGACAAAAAGCCGGTGCGAGGCCGTGTCGCCGCCAAAGTCAATGCCAAATGTTGTGCTGAATCGGAACCCGCTATGCCGGGAAACAATGTCAAAGCTATGGCGAACGGAAGAAATAGCGTTTGTTGCTGCGGTCGCCACGGTGTAGGGAATATGCGGCGTTGCGGTGAAGTTGTTCGTGCTGCTTGGGGTCATTGACCCGGGAGCACCAACAAAAGTTGGCGCAGCGATGCCGAAAACAGAGCCAGCAGATGCACCGGGAACGGCAAGCCAAAAAGCGTCCCATGTCGAAGCAATCTCTGCTAGCGAGTCGGGGAGAGTGGAGCCGCCACCCGGAATCGTGACCGTTGCGACCGATCCGCTTGCGGTTGCCGTGACGCCAGCGCCGACGAAGTTGATTGCCGTTGCGCCCGTGACGACAGTTGAGCCCTCGTCCTGCACATTTAGCGATCCGCCGCCCGATGGCGTCTGCCATTCCGGGGCGCCAGAAACGACAGTAAGCACTTGGCCGCTTGTGCCGATAGGCAGCCGCGCAGGCGCTCCGCCCGTGTCTCCACGGATCAAGTCGCCCGCCGTTGTCATGGGGTTTGATAGCCCGCCTGCGGTGATCTGTGCGATGGTGCAGCGACGACTGTTGCCGCCCTGCTCAATCTCGACAATCTCAGTTCCAGCAAGCGGCGTAGTCGCTGCGGTGAGGTCTGAAATGCGAACAACGGCCATTAGGTGATGATCCTCAAGTCATTCTGTGTCGTGCGGCGGAAGTCGCCGTCCGTAGTGATTCGGTTCGTCACGGTGGACGCGCTCGCGCTTATCTCGATTTGTTCGGGGTCGGTCGTGTCATCAATGACAACGCCCGCGCCAGCGACGACAGGCCGCAGCCCGATGACGCGGCCCCACTGGTCTGTGCTGATGCCAAACAGCGCGCCATCCGTGCCAGCGACAACCGGCGCAAGGCTGATGCGGCCATCGGTGAGCGTGATGGGCGCAGCGACCGACATACCGGCAGACTCAGGGATGCCGTCAATCGTCCCGTCTGGACTTCCCAGCTTGCGGGCGATGGCCTCAATCTCTGCCGCCAAATCCGTGCCGGTGTCGCGCGCCTCGCGGTCGAGTTCGCGCAGCCAGCGATACCAGGTCGCGTCTACCGCCATCCCACCCGCGATGGGCTGGGCGGGGCGGGGAATGCTGCTAGTCGTCACGGACTAACCGCCCCGATAGCGATCCACGTAAACGGGAACGAGGCGTTGATGTAGTTTTCCGCGTTGCCTGCGAAGTGCCGGTCGGCGGTGTCGAATGTCGCCGTGCAGCCCGTAGTCGTGATGTTCGTGATCGCGGTGGCGACAAGGGCCACGCCGGAAATCGGCACCTTGTTAACCTTTACGTCGATCCAAATCGGCGGGGTTAGGAACGTCACGCCGAACGTGATCGCCTTGGTTGTCTGGTTTGTGCCGGATGATGGCGCGGTGTCCGTGCCGCAAATGATCCGCAGGCGCTCGGTTCCGTCGCCAATGCTGATTCCGTTGGCCGTTACGTCAACCGGCAGCGCCGGAGGGGTCGGCAGGTTCGTGAACAGGAAGTTCGCCCCGTCCGTCGTAACGACCTTGCCCGCCTGCCCCGTCGGGTCGGGAAGCTGGCGGATCGTCGCCCACGAAAGGCTGGTGCCGTTGTTCGTGAGGAACCGGCCCGAGACAAGCGGCGGAATGGTCGTTCCGCCCGTGGCAGGGTCGCGGAGGTCGAACGTGTCAATCGTGATTCCGTCCGAGTCGCGGATGGTCACGCTGTAATCGCCGTCAAGCCACAGGGGAACGTTGGGACGGCCCGCGCTGTCGAGGGTGACAGGGTTGGCGTTGGGGATGGTCTTGGCGAAGTCCGCCCACGTGGTCTTGGGCGTCGTCGTGCCGATGGCGTAGAACTGGACGGAGCCGCCAGCCGCAGGGGCGAGGGCGTTAAGCTCCCAGAGGACCGGGGCGGGGTTGTAGAACTGGAAGGTCATGTATGCTCCGAAAAGCAGAAGCCCCGCACAGGGCGGGGCTGGGAGG